GACATGTTCAAATTTTGTTCTCTGCAGTTTCAACGTGGATTACCCCCCACGTCTACTCTGCGGTTGTTTTGTTTGTCAAACAGGTAGTTTTCTCACCTCAAGTACCGACCATTTTGCGATATGCTCGCAGTTCCCTCTCATTAGGTACATCAAGCGTCATTGAAGGTAAAAGCACCCCTTGACAAGAGGAGTACAGTTGTCCACTTTCGGTTGGTAAACCCCTGACAAAGGGGCCCCGACATACCGTTCGCCCTGTGTTGGCACTACGGTTCACCATGCTTATGGTTACTAGAGTGTTGTATATTTACAAGTATAGCTCAACCCTACACAGTTTAGGTTTTCATCACTAGGTTTGCGACCGTCTGTCCTACAAAATATTACCAAGGGTAGTTAGGCCAATCACTACCCTATAGACGAAATTAGTATTCGTCCACAGAACGCGCGCCTCCCTGCATGTTCGCGGGCACGTCGTTGGGCTGAATTGATAGCAGCAATTCTTCATTATGGGAGCGGAGGAGAGAGTATGACTCATCATAACCGATGGCTTCCTCTTCCGAATCGTAATCACCATTAATCGAAGCAGCAACAATCCTGCCATTCAGCTGGTCGCGCATTTGGTTACCAAAGTCCTGCATCTTTCTTTGGGCCTGCGCACTCTCAACTGATTCTGTACTGTCACGTCGATTGAGAGGTGCCCTTACCAAAGGCTCCTCTTCTTCTTCGTCAACAGGCGTCGCTTGCGCGACGACTTCAATCTTTGCTTCTGAATGAATGACAACGACTTCAGGCACAGTCATTAAGGGTGGTGGTACAAGTCCCCCCAGAATGACGGCGTCTTCAGCCGCGGGCATTGCAAGGTATTCAGATGCGAGGTCCCCGAAAGTCAGGGGAACGGTTGGGTGGCCATCTTCAGGTTCGTCTTCAGTGCTTCGGCGTGACGCACCCCAGAAGTCGAGGACCAACTGTTGGTCATCTTCATTAGGTTCCACATCGTGACCACCGTCACTAATGGGTTCCCACAATCCGTTATTGAGGTATGCACCTGGAACTTCAGCATTCTTGTTCCAATGGTCAGTGTTCACATGGGCTAAGTCGTAAGTACCAACTGCATCCATGCGCACAATTTTCTCAATAGTAGGATCTTCAAACATACTAGGGGCGTTGCCGCTCTTTACGCACCTTACAACGTATTCATCGGCGGCTTGCAATTCTTCAACCGTACACCCATACATGAGCGCAACATAATTGGCGTCATAATCGCCTGGAGAAGTCCAGTCGTTAAAGCTTTTGTCCAGCTTGACACCATTAGCACGGGGATGGTTCAATAACACGGCATTCGCCATGTTCCCTAAAACCGGTATGGTCTTGTGCGTCAAGTTGTTTTGGGTTGCAACTTGGTTTAAATAACCGTGGAAACTGCGACCAAGACGGCCACTGACATCACGCCCAGCGTACTTCGGGGGCACATGATATGCTCGGGTAAGAATTCTACCAATTTTCGGACCTAAAATCCAGCCCGTTTTGGTTTTGTAGAACCGTTGTGAACAAAACTCACCCCGACAGGGGGAAGCTTCATCAAACGGTCCCTCATACCAGCGGATCTCGGCGTTGAAGCCAAGGAGCGTCGCTGTAGCATGGAGAATCCTAACAAACATGGAACGGTGTTTCTTATCAACGCACATTGAGTTGTCATCACCTAGGAAACAGGCTCGAACCCAACTCGCAATATCAGCGTCCAAATTCAGCTTTCTGCGCATATAAATGACAGTCATAATAAACACAACGATGTTAAGTGTCGTGTTTCCTATGGTTGTGTCAGCTTTGCCACTAGATCTCCCGCCCATACGAGAGAACTGTAGTCGAAAGTATTCGCGAAGTTTGTTATTGGATTGATAGCGGTGTTTGTCGACAAAGAAAGCTTTCTCGTCACACGTAGCATAGTAATACATTTTGAAGAACTCCCGTTGGTCTTCGGGGCAGAAAGTTACGTTGATGAAGCCCTCAACTAGCTTTGCGTCAACTGTCTGCGTTCCTTCAAAAGTTCCGAAGTCTAGCATTACGAAATCAAAATCAGGCAAATTATCCACACATTTGCCAAACCACTCGCCCACCTGCGCGTTATTAAGGCCGCAAGCGAACGTTATGGGACCGTTGCTGTCCAGAGAAAACCGTTTCTGCATGGTTTGTTTGATAGCCTCACACACGGGCCCAGCCGAAGCCTTACCTTCCTTCTTAGGGTCGGAGATGAGGCGCGGCTTAGCTTTGGGGCACACTTCCCATTTGACAAATATGCCAAATTCGTGCGCGCCCTGCAAGAACTTACCG